CGAGAGTCCACTAAAGGCAAGAGATCAAGAAACATAGCCATTACTGACTCGGATATTAGCTTCATTAGCGACTACATGAAGCTTCAGAAATCCCATATTGCTTTTGTAGAGTCTTCTACTCCGTTAATCAGTCTTGATGGCTCATACATGCGACCTACGAGCGTCTCGAGGTCATTTACACGTATGAGACGCACACTCCAGCTACCTCAGGGCATCACGTTCCACTCACTCAGACATACTCACGCGTCTTGGTGTTTGGCTAGTGGCGTTGACTTGAAAACTCTGTCAGAGCGTCTTGGCCATGCTGACCCAGCAACGACATTGAGAATCTATTCTCATTTGCTCCCTGGACGTGACAGGGGAGCGGCAGAAGCTTTTGGAGACGCTCTAAGGACCATTGAACAAAGAGATTTCTAATCGCTCCATGCCTTAACGGCTTGTTGCAATTTGTTGCAATCGGCAATTTTCATTCAAGTTGAATTCTACAAAAAGCGTTCATTCAACTTGGAAATTCTTTTTACCCCTTAGTGAGTGCTAGATAAGAAGTAATTATCAGACAATTAGAGAAAGGCAGACATTAGCATGGCTATTAGTAAAGTTACAAAGGATCTACGCAAGCTTCTTGATGCTCAAAATATTCCTTGGGAAGACCACTCTGGATTTAGTACTGAACGGACTTGGATTCCTTTAGATGATGGGTCAGTACTTTGTTGCTTGTGCTCGTACTATATAACGCCGAGTGGCATTGAGTATGGTGTCACAAGAGGATTTCCGTTAAAGCTTGAGGTTTCTATTATTCATTCGATAGATGATTATTCGTCCGAAGCGGGAATGCCTAAGACGCCAGAAGAGATTCTGGAGGTGCTTGGTAGACATGGAGCGAAGTAAGTACTGCCAAGAGTTGTGTGACGCTCTAGAGCTTTATGGGAAGACGTGGACTGACCGCAGCAACGCTTGTGTCGAGCACATTTATTTCAAGTCTCGAGGTAACTGGGTTTCAGTTCTATATGGTGACGATATTAGAGGCTTCCCGCATAAGTTCCTTGTTTGGGAAATGTCCAATTACTCATATTCACCTCGTGTAATGGACGTTGAAAAAATCATCGATAAGTACTTTTAGGAGTTCGACATGTCAATTAACCACGTTAATATCTCTGGAAATCTCACAAGAGATCCGGAGCTCCGCTCTACCGCAGGAGGAACAAATATCCTTTCGTTTGGTGTAGCTGTTAATGACCGACGCAAGAATCCGCAAACGGGCAAATGGCAAGACGTTCCCAACTTCATTGATTGCATCGTCTTTGGTCAGCGTGCTGAAGCTCTCTCACGCTATATTTCCAAGGGAGCAAAGGTTTCTATTGATGGAAAACTGCACTACAGCTCGTGGAAAACTAAGGACGGCCAGCATCGCAGCAAACTAGAGGTTGTTGTAGAGGAGATTGAGTTTCTATCCAAGTCTCAAACAACAGCTACCACAGCACAGAGCCAACCTTCATTCACCGCACCGCAGGCGCCAGAAGAAGAGCTTTACGATTCGGACATTCCGTTCTAAAGAATAATTAAATTATTTATTAGTTAGGTAGAGCTTTCGCAAAGGGGTCTTGGAGTCATCTGAGACCCCTAAATTAAGAAAACTAGGCTAAAAATTATGTAGATTTTGTTGGCAGCGCTCATTAAATTCCGTTACGCTCTATACGCTCATTATGAGATTTTCGATGTGCTATACTTGCTTCGCTTTTCTATCTAAAAGCGTAACGGTATAGCAGAAAGCAGCTTGCGAATTGCACGCAAAGCAATTTCGCAAAGCGGCGGAGAAAGGCTCGCAAGCGTACCGGTTGCGCACCCTCCTATAAAAAATTAGAGATTATTTCGCGCATCAATACAATAATGTTTATAAGTTGTAGAAAACTTATATACATAATGTTGAAAACTCTCTATCAAGCCAGCTAAATCATATAATTTAAATAACTACTCTAACTAAACGTAGATACGTTTGGAGAATTATGGATTACAGTGGTTTGACTGCGTCAGAGTTCTTTCATGGTGTAGCAGAAGCATCAAGAGAGAATACAAGAGCATTACAGCAAATTATGAGCCTTCAAGAGACAGAAGGGGCAAAGGCACAATCATATTCAGCTGGTGGAAGTAAAGGCTCTAATCAAGACACGATGGCAAAAGTAGATAAACGCATAGATCTAGAAGCATTGTTATCTAAAAGAATGAATGACAATTATGACTATATCAATGACGCTTACACGCTTCTGTACGGTGTGAGCCAACTCGGAGACGGCGGCATATGCCAATTAATGAGCAGCTCTATTTATGCGGACTTGCTTCAATGGCGCTATCTTCAATGCTTAACTTGGAGTGATGTATCTGAGAGACTTCTTACTCCTGTAAGGACGCTTCAGCAGTTAGAACGTGAAGTATTTGAAACAATTGATGAGGAGAATTACATCGAGAAATTTTTGAAAAATAAATAATATTTTTTGCCTTTTTGCTTGTAATATATAGATAGTAGTTATATACTATATACAACAAGAAAGGAGGTGAGAGATGGAAGAAAAGATATGGCAATTATTTCTCGCAATCTTCACAGCAGTAGCTACAGTTACAGTTGAAAAGATTGCAGAGAAACTAAAAAAGTCCCACCCCGACGAAGAGTAAGGACTTAAAGCCAAAGGGGATATCAGTTGCAGCTGGTATCTCCTAGGCTCTAAGATTAACATAAAGGAGCACAAATGGAAAACGTATTACTCATATTAGTTACTGTTGCAGTAACGCACATTCTTTACAAAGCCATTCATAAAAAGGAAAGTCGATAATGGCTACTAGTGAAGCTCAAAAGCGGGCAAGTGCTAAGTATCGCAAAAACAACGTTAAGGCGATTATGTTCAACCTGTATCCGAGCGATAAAGACTTGTTAGAGTTTCTAGAGTCAAAGAAGAACCGCTCGAGCTACATCAAAGAACTCATTCGTAAAGATATGGAGAACTCGAGAAAATAAGTTCTGCATACTCTTGCGCACTCTTGCGCAGTGTTTTGTGATATTATGTACAGTAGCGATTTACGCAACAAAGGAACTAATAAGCGTTCTGGTACAAGCCAGGGCGCTTTTTTGTTTAGCTGGGAGTTTTCGTGGCAAAGAATGTCCGGCAAGGTAACGGCAATGCTAGACGGAAGCTGAGAGCATGGCTCATGGCTCAAGGACTACCGTGTGCCATTTGTGGCAAGCCAATTAACTATGCGCTCCCTGCTGGACATCCAGATGCGTTTGAAGTTGATGAAGTTGTACCTGTATCGAGGTACTGGCTCAGGCTTTACAACGCTCAGCGTCATTGCTGGGCTGGTCCTTTTGAGTCTGGACAAGCAGCGGCACTGAGCCAGGACAACGTGCAAGCAACTCACAGACATTGTAATCGTGAGAAGAGTAACAAGATTCCTTGCGATGTGAGCCAAGGGAAGATATTCAGAAGCAGACAGTGGTAAAGATGGGGCGGGGTGACCCTCACCCCCTATAAGCAGCGGCTATCTCGGCGGCACAGAGCCATTTTTTCAGATGGGTCAATATAGCTGGCTACGAATGAGAATGCACACATGAACGGAAGGAGCGTGCATGGCGAATAGTAAGCATGGAGCAACACTCTCGCAAACTGAGATTAACTACATTCTAAAGGCTAAAGACCAGAGCGTTCCAAACAAGGTTATTGCAGATACCATCGGGCGTTCCGTGCGTGTAGTGCAGAAGTACTACAGCATGTATCGGCAAAAGAATAACGCAGCAAAGACAGCAATGGAGAAGCTCCCTGACAAAGAGACTCTTACTCACACGCTGCCATTCAGAGAGCGCAAACAACAGAACACAATCGAGCGTTTGAAAGAGCTTCGTAATCTTCTCAGAGAGCAAATGCTCGTTGCTGATCCACGCAACATTTCCGCAATATCCAAAGAGTATCGAGCAGCGGTCACTCAAATTGCTGAGCTGGAGGGAGCTGATGCAACAGATGTCGTTGAGACAAAGCACGACGACGCAGTCGCACAAGCCCTCAAGTTCGTCGTTGGAGCCTAGATTCTGCATCTACAAGCCTTACACAAAATCGCTGTCACCGCTTGTTGTTGTACTTGCTAAAGAAGGCGGTTTTGAATTTGCACAGTGGCAAACCAAAGCACTTGAGATACTTGCAGCGGTTGATACTGACCTTCAGTTCATCCAACGCATCTTTGGTCTTTCAGTCCCAAGACAAAATGGCAAAACAACCATTGTTGAGTGGTACATCATCACCCTTGCAATGATGCTTGGTTATCGTGTTCTATGGACTGCTCACAACTACAACACAACAATGAAGACGCTTGAGGACTTCCGCAATATCTTAGGCACCAAACCGAACGATGAGGTGCGAGGTATCAAGTACTTCAATGACTCGCTCTTGAGAGTCTCATCAAAGACAGCGCAAGAAAGCTTTACTTTCAAGCCGCAAATGGAAGGCAAAGGAGAAGGCTTCATAGCGTTCTCTACGAGAACTAAGACAGCTAACCTTGGTAATACCTTCGACATCATCGTGGTTGATGAGGCACAGGAGCTTTTACCAGAGCACGTTCAAGCGCTACTTCCAACCACTTCTAGTGGTCCTAACAAGAACCCACAATTTATCTACATGGGGACTCCAAGACGTGCTGGTTCTGCTGCTGATAAGTTTGACAAGATGCGCTCAGATGCCATTAACAACAAAGGCGAGATTGAGACTTCCTGGATTGAATACGGACTCGAAGAAGTTGGTGATGTCACAGATGAGGAGCGTTGGTACCAAGCAGCACCCTCGCTTGTTGAAGGCATTACGAACATTACAGCTCTGAGAGCCCTTAGAACGCAGATGGATAGTTTGCAGTTTGCTCAAGAATGCCTGGGCGTATGGCTTACCCCGCAAGAGCTTGCAGGAGGTGCAGGAGCACCACTTATTGACAAAGAGACTTGGCAGAGCTGCGCAACATCTACGCCACCTCAAGGTACACCTTCTGCTTATGCGGTGAAGTTCTCAGTTGATGGAGTTTACTTCGCTGTGTGTGTCGCAATTAAAGACGGTGACAGCACACATGTTGAGCTCGTAGATAAGCGAGCGACAATTGGCGGAAAGCAAGCACTTGCAGAGTTTGTGACTAAGCGTGCTCAAACGGTACCCGTCATTATTGACGGCAAGGCGGGCGCTGAGTCGCTCTATAGACGTGTCATTGATTCTGTTCCGGAAGACAACGTGACAATTCCAGCGGCTGCTGAGTTAATTACAGCCAACGTTGACTTTGTCGATGCAGTCAATGAAGGCTCAATTACATGGTTTAAACCTGACTCCCTGGATGACTTAGAGGAAGACGAACTGACAAAGGCAGTCACTGAGTCTTACAAGCGTCCCATTGGTCGCACGGGCGGCTGGGGCTTTGATGGTGAGAGAGCAGCGGTTGTTGAAGCTGCAACGTTAGCTGCTTGGGCAGCAAAACAATATGAAGATGATGGAGAAGAAGGCGAGGTGTTCTTCTAGTGAATAGAGGACTCGATGCTTCCATGGCTGCTGCCATTGGTCTATCTGATGAAAACAGAGAGGTTGTCTCTCAGCTTGTAGCAGTTTGGCGTAAGCACTATACAAGGAACGTTCTCAGAGACCGTTACTACAACGGAGATGTCAAGGTTAAAGATTTAGGCGTTTCCGTGCTCCCAGAGCTGGTTTCCAAGATTGATGCGAAGATTGACTGGGCAGCAAAGTGTGTCAACTGGTGGGCCGATCGTGTACAGTTCCAGAACTTCAATGCAACTGATACAGCTGTTAAAGAAGAACTGCGTACCATTGCTCGTGAGAATGATTTAGAGAACTTGGTGCGCAAAGTAGTCATGAGTTCACTTAGACACTCAGTTGCGTTTATTAGTGTCACCCAAGGCAACCCAGAGTTCAATGAGCCGGATGTTGTTATCTCCGGCTATCCTGCCACAGCTGCATCTGCTATCTGGTCAGACGCTAAAAAGCGCATTGAAGCCGCTCTTGTAGTCGTTGACGCTGAGTGGAACAAGACACAGTCGATTAAGACTCCAACGCTTGTTTACGTCTTCACAGATGACACGTTTATTACACTCAGCTTGCTCGACGGTAGATGGTTCGCAACAGAAGAGTCACACTCAATGGGCAGAGTTCCCGTTGAGCCTGTGGCGTATCACTCAACGCTTGAGCGCCCATTTGGTACATCGCGTATTAGTCGCACAGTCATGAGCCTTGTTGATGACGCACAGCGTGAGATTCTTAACATGAGCGCAACCGCCGCTTTTGCTTCTGCCCCACAGAAGTATCTGCTTGGTGCTGATGCAAGTGTTGCTCAGAAGATTGCTGACTCACCATTTGGCGCGTTTATTGGCTCAACGTTCATTGCAACATCGAACAAGAACAAGCAGATTCCAAACTATGGCCAGCTGCCACAGCTTACCATGCAGCCGCACAGTGACTATATGAAACTCTTGGCTTCCATGTTCTCAGATGCAACGAATGTTCCGCTTTCCTCTCTGAGCTTCACTTCTGCTAACCCAACTTCAGCAGACGCCATCATTGCTAACCAGGAAGATGCAATTATCGACATCACAAGCTACATTGCTTCTTGTAAGAGGTCTCTTGTCAATGTCTCTGCTATGGCTCTCGCAGTAAAACATGACTCGGACTTCTACAGCGCTATGAGAGACAACGAGACAACGGCTGTCTTTGCTAATCCTGAGACGCCATCACCCGTCTCAATGTCTGATGCCATCACAAAGCAAGTATCTACCTTCCCATGGCTTGCAAGCTCTGATGTTCCACTGCGAGCTCTTGGTTACAAGGATGATGTTCTTACAGAGCTTCAAGCTGACCGCCGCCGCTTTGCGGCTCAGGAGCTGGTTAGAACTGCTGCACAAAGTGAGTAGTTATGGATATTTCGAAAAAGGATATGGAGGAGTATCACAGACGCTTATCTCAAGTCCAAGAAAAGTCCAAGGCAACTTTTAAGCGTCTTGTAGAAGCTGGCTTGAAAGCAAACCCAGCTATGGATGACGAAGAATTTCTCGAGCTTGTTGAGAAATCAATGATTAGTACGACACTTTCTTTTGGTGACGCTGCAAGCTCTGTTGCACTTGATTTTTTTGCAGACACAACTGGCCTCGATGCTAAAAACTCTGATATAGCTAGACTGCCTTTTTTTGTTAATACAAAAATAAAAGAACATGTTGGAAGCTACGCTAAAAATAACGATATTAAGGGGCCAGATTTCTTAAATGCATGTAGCAATTTAGTTGAGAGCGAGGTTTTGCAGCAGGCTAATCGCACAACAGGAAAAGTTGGAGCAAAAAACGGATTAAAGTTTGCAAGAGTTCCCCAAGGAAATGAATGTTCATTCTGTGCATTGCTCGCATCACTTGGCTTTTATTATACAGAAGCAGGCGCGTATTCTCATTATCACGACCACTGTAAGTGTAAGGTTGTCGCTGGTAAGCCTGGAACCACGGTTGGTGGTTATGACTACACCAAAACAGAAAAGAGCTTCAATACTATCCTCAAGAATCTTGGCATCAAAGAAAGTCTTGAAGATATTGAAAGTAATGAAGCGCTGAAGAGTTTGGTTCTTGCAGAAGCCGATAGACGAAACAGAGACTGGCTCTATAGAGGAGAGATAACGAAGCCTTGGTACATCAAGCCACTCGAGCAACTATCAGCTGATGAAAAGCGTGCGATAGATATCATCTCCTCAATGGGATTCAGTCCTGTTGCGCTACCTGAAGATGCGCCAGATGGTAGTAAGAATATTGATTTTTGGCTTATGGACCAACATCTTTTTGTTGAGCATAAGAACGCAGGCGGCGGTAAACACTCTATTGAAGACAATCTCGGGTCAGCCAAAGACAAATGGGATAACCTGAAAAGTGAAAAGCCAAAAATTATGATCCTTACAACTGAGGGAAGCACTCGCTCATATGAAGATGACATGAAGTCTGTTAAAAAGTGCAAAAGATACTATGACGAGGTGTGGTATGTCTCCCCAGGAGGAAGTGATTTTCTAATTATAAAAAACGAGGGTTGACCCCCCCCATTACTGGGCAGGACCAACCCCTGTTAATAACAATATACCACATTTCCCGCTAGTTTAACGGAAAAACAAAAGATTCTGGTTCTTTAGATCTACGTTCGATTCGTAGGCGGGAAGCCATTAAATTCATTGTGTAATCAACCAGCCGCACGGCTGGTTTTTTATTAGGTCCGCACGGACAAAAAGAAAGGGGCATAAGATGCCAGACACCACTGAGCAAGAGCAAGTACAAGAGACTACAGAAGAAGTTACAGAAGCTGCACAGCTTGATGAGACTGAGACTGTTGATTACTGGAAAGCCCAGGCACGCAAATGGGAGAAGCGTTCCAAGGAAAACTCCAAAGCCACAGAGGAGCTTGCAGAAGCGCAGAAGCGCGCACAGGAAGCTGAAGACGCAGTAAAGGGTTATAAGACCCGTGAGGAACAAGCCTCGATGAAGAAAAAGATTGCGTCTGAGTTTAATGTGCCGGAAGAGCTTGTTGTGGGTTCCACAGAAGAGGATATGCGCCAGTTTGCAGAAGTACTCGTCAAGCACCTAAAGCCTAAAGCAGGAGTAAAAGCTCCTAACCCCGGCAAGTTCACTACAGAAGCAGGAGATAACTCAGCAAAGGTTGAACTTGCACGTCAATTATTTAGTAACTAAGAAAGGATCTAACAATGCCAGCAACAAACACTACTAACATTAAGCTTCCTGTTGAGATTGCAAAGGACCTTGTCTCCAAGGTTGCAGACACTTCCGTCATTCAGACTCTGTCTGCTTCTTCTCCAGCAATCTTTGCAAACCGTGCTTCTATCCTGTTCACTCAGGACCCAGAAGCTGAGATTGTCGGTGAGTCCGCACAGCATTCTCCTCAGACTGTCGGTCTGAAGCCAGTTGACCACGCTATCAAGAAGCTCTCTGTCACTGTTCGTTTCTCCGATGAGGTTAAGTGGGCAGACGAGGACAGCCAGCTTCAGATTGTTGATGCAATCGTTGACAAGTCTGCTGCTGCTCTTGGACGTGGCCTTGACTATCTCGTCTTCCACGCTCTTAACCCTGCAACTGGTATGCCTGCAACTGGTCTGACTGCTCTGACTGCTGGTGCAACTGCTGTCACTGCAACCACTGACGCAGCTGCTGACCTCGATGCACTCGCTGACGCAGTTGACCCAGGCTACTCTATCTCTGGTATCGGTCTTTCCAAGGCATATGCTTCCAGCCTGCGTAAGGTTCGTGTTAAAAACACTGGCCTGCGCATGTTCCCTGAGATTCCAATCAATCTCAACACTGGTGTAGTCGATGGCCTTGCAGCTGCAACCTCCAACACCGTATCTGGCGCTCTTGCTAAGACCGCGACCAAGGTCCTCGCAGTTATGGGTGACTTCAACCTCATTAAGTGGGGTATTGTCCGTGACATTAACATCGAGACTATCGAGACTGGTGACCCAGACGGACTCGGCGACCTCAAGCGCCTTGGCCAGGTTGCTTACCGTGCAGAGGTTGTTTACTCTTACGCTGTAATCGACCCTAAGGGCTTCGCAGTTCTTAAGAGTGCTTAGTCATGGTGGGGCAGAATAAGCCCTTCGCAACTCTAAGCGACTTAAAAGCAATGTTTCCAACCCTAGAAGCAACAGATGAAGGGAGGGCAGAGAACCTGCTCTCCCTTATTTCTGCAGCTGTTGGCTCTCTCTGTGATGTTGAGTCTAAGGACCCAGCTGTTCTGAAGCTTGTCGTTTGCCAGGTGGCAATCCGAGTTCTTCAAGCTGGCTCAGAAACACCAATCGGAGTGCAGTCAGAGTCCTGGACTGCGTCCCCTTTTGGTGGTTCAGTATCCTACTCAAACCCAACAGGGGATATTTACTTCACATCGTTTGAGAAGTCACTCCTTGGAGTCGATGAGGGGTACGCGATATTCGCAAACCCTCTTCCAAAGGAGGACTAATGAAGCCAACAATGACGCTCTTTGTTAAGGAGCGCACCTCATCTGGTGCCGACCGATTTGGCAATGAGTCATTTACGTATTCAGAGCCAATAAGCGTTCCAGGATGTCTCTTTGCGCCTTTTCAGCCAAGAGACTTAGAAGTGAGTAGACCTGAAGGCGTTGAAGTCACAGCGACTGCTTACTTTCCTCGAGGTTGGGCGGAGCGTCTTAGACGTGCTCAGGTTAGTCCGGATGGGAAGCGTTGGTTCAACGTTGTTGGTGCGCCGGTTGACTTCCCAGAGCAGATGATTCCAAAGGGTTGGAGATGGAGCTGCTTAGTACCGCTTGGAGTTGTAGATGGCTAGGCAGTTCACGGCTTCTAACGCGGGCGGCACAGTCAAGATGATCTATAAGGCTAACAAGCTGACATCAATCTTGACTGGCTCTAAAACGCAGGAAGTCTTACGTAAGAGCGCAGAGAAGATACGAGCTCGTGCCGCTTCGATGTATGGCGCTAAAGATTATGGCGTAAAGGTCACAGCCGGCAAGAACCGCGCTCATGCGGTTGTTCACACAGCAAGCGTGCACGCAATTAACTCTAATGCTCTGCATAACACGCTGCAAAAGGCAGCTAGGGGGTAATTATGATATTCAGCTCAATGGAGCACGTCATCAAGTGGGCACATACCACAATCGGTCTACCTTGTTCGACCGAAGTACAGAAGAACACTCCAGATGAGTTCCTTCTTGTTGACCGAACAGGCGGCGAGATGGACTATCCGCATGATTCCCCTGAGTACACCATATCAATATGGACGAGGAGCAGTGCTCGCTCTGAGCAGGTTGCTCATGAGCTTGCTATTGCTCTTAAAGTGACCCCGCCAACCGATAGAAACATTAATGCCGTCTTCACGCCAAACGTATTTAGCTACGGCAAGCAAGAGGGCGACTTTGTCGTGTGGCAGGTCACGTTTTCTATGTCAGTCAATATTAAAGATGAAAGGAATTAACTATGGCAGTTGACGCTTCCAAAGTACTTGTTGGCGCTCTCGACCAGGCTACCACTGGCGCTGTCCTGGATGCTCCAGTTGGGACTCCTATCCCAACAGACTTGAACTCTGCTCTTAATGCTGCGTTCAAGGACTCTGGTTATATCTCCAGCGACGGTATTGCACTCTCTACTGACTACTCCACTAAGGACATCACTGAAGCAAACGGTGCTAATGTCCGCCAGCTTCTTGAGAAGTTTGACGGTACAGTCAAGTTTACCGAGCTTGAGATGTCTGAACGCGCAGCGACTCGCGCATTTGGTAAGGATGCGGTAACCGTTACTGCTGCAACTTCTACCCGTGGTACTCAGATGAAGATTGCAATCGGTGCAAGGCTCCCAGAGGTCCGCGAGTGGATCTTTAAGCTGAAGGACGGCGCTGCGAAGATGATGATTATCGTCCCTCGCGGCCAGGCTATCCCACCTTCGGAGATGAACTTCCGGTCTGCTGAAGCTGTAACACTTCCAGTCGAGATGAAGTGCCAGCCAGATGCACAGGGTAACAGTATCTATATCCTTACCGATGATGGAGTAGTGACTCGATAATGCTTAACTTCTCAACCTCCCACAAGACGCTCGATATTACCGTTGATGGTTCAGAGTGTCATATCCCTCTCCAGTTGACCCTCGCAGACATTGAGCGCGTTGGTATTCTAGACAATGCTGAAGCTTCTAGCATGGAAGCAGTGAAGTGGTTTGTAAGCTTCTTGAAGCCTTATGTTGTTGAGGTTGAGAAGCTTAGTATTGACGATCTATCTTCCATCATGTCTGAGTGGAATAAGATGCGTGTTGAAGCTGGTGAGGTTGAAGCGGGGGAATAGTTTGGCTCTCGCAGGTGATTCTTAAGCATACTGGAGAGCTTGAATATGACCTTATGACCCTCACAAGCTTCACATTAGATGACCTTGGAGAGCGCCTTACTTATAGGGCGCTCTTTTCTTTTATCAATAACTTGCCAAAAACTTCAGCACTTTGGAAGGCAATACATCCGGATGACATTGACTATGCGCTTTGGGAATCGCAAGAGATTGTTCCTCAACTTCTCGCAAGGATCTCAGACCAGCTAAGCCAGCTGACGTGGATGTATTCCTCTGCTCACACAACCAAGAAGCAGCCTAAGCCTAAGCCACTCACGCGCCCTGGCGTTGAGAGCGCCAAAGAGGAGGTCTACGGCAAGGACCCAATCCCAATCAGCCAATTTAACGACTGGTGGGACTCACATTAAATTAGGAGGTGAATATGGCTAACGCAGAAGTGGGTTCTGCTTATGTATCTGTCATTCCCTCGACTAAAGGCTTTAATGAAGGCGTAGCAACAGCAGCGTTTGACGGTATGAAGACAGCTGCCTTGGGAGTTACAGCGGCAGTTGCGGCTATCGGTGCAACTATGATTGCAATCGGCAAGCAATCGCTTGACGCTTATGCAAACTTTGAGCAGCTATCTGGCGGCGTTGAGAAGATTTTCGGCGAAGCGTCAAGCCAGGTAATGGCTAACGCTCAAGCTGCCTATGCTGTCGCTGGTGTCTCGATGAACCAGTACATGGATCAGCTCAATAGCATGGGCGCAGCGCTTAAGCAGTCTTTTGGCGGTGATGTAGTTGCAGCTGCTCGTGCGGGCAACATGGCAATTACAGACATGGCTGACAATGCGTCAATCTTTGGCTCTAATCTCCAAGACATTCAGAACGCCTATCAAGGCTTCGCTAAGCAGAACTACACCATGCTTGACAACTTGAAGCTTGGATATGGCGGTACAAAGCAAGAGATGGAGCGTCTTATTGCAGACGCTAACGCTTTTGAGAAGGCACAAGGACGCGCTGGTGACTTAACTATCGAGAAGTATGGTGACATCGTCCAGGCAATCCACGACATCCAGGAACAGCAAGGCATTATGGGTAACTCCGCTGAAGAAGCGGCAGAGACTATCCAAGGCTCTATTCAAATGATGCAAGCTTCCTGGGAGAACTGGCTCACGGCACTTGGTGACCCAAACGGCGACATTGAAGGTATGTCTGAGAAGCTTCTGAAGTCTATCGGAACGGTTGCAAAGAACCTCATTCCAACAATCGTCAGAATCACCAAGGGACTTTTTAAGGCTCTACCAGACGTTGCAAAGGGTATCGGCGAAGAGCTTGGCAACATGCTTTCTGCTGTTGTTGAGAGCCTTGACTTTAAGTCTATTGCGTCTGGTATGTTCTCATCTTTTACGAGCGCAGCAAAGGCAACAGACCTCAAAGACCTTGGAGCTAGTGTTGCAGAGAAGTTGACAGGATCTATTGAGTCCTTCTTGTCTGACAACCAAGTTGCAATCGGTGACTTTATCGACACAACAGGCTTTGATGTCTATGGCGTTGCTGATTCTCTTGAGGGACTTATAAGCTCCATTGAAGACTTTGCTAAGGGCATTGGCGATTCCTTCAACAACATTATTGAGAACACAAGCGCCCTGGATGAAGTCAATGGTATCTTCAAGGCTAATATGGAGCAGGTATCGCTTGCTCTTGAGTTCTTTATGGACCTACTCTCGAACATTCTGAACGTGCTTACTCCATTTATTGAACCGCTCATGGAGCTTGGCGTTAGTGTGCTGCCACTTGTCCGTGGCGCAATGGAAGGCTTGAATGGCGTTCTCAGCTTTTTGATTGATACCGTGAATGGTGTCTTTTACGCTTTACAGCCACTTATCGACCAGATTGCAAAGGACCTCACAGCTTGTATCCAGTCTGTTACCCCTCTCTTTAAGAACATGGGCGACGATATATCCAATGCTGGTAGTGACGCAGCCAACTTTGGCGTTACGGTTCGCGAGATTTGCGGCGGTCTTAGACCAGTTATTGAGGGACTAGCAACAGTTGTTCACAACGGCATGAGCGGTATTGCAGCTGCGTTATCACTTGGAACAGCCGCATTCCTTGCGTGGAAGAACTTCTGCTATTCGATTGGTGATGGTATCAAGAGCAACTTCAACAACATGGTTAGCTTTATTTCTGGCATTCCTGGCAGGATTAAGAGCTTCTTTGCTGGTCTTGTTATCCAGTTACCACACATCAAGCTTCCTTATCTCCACATCTCCGGCGGTTTTTCGATTGTTCCACCTTCTGTTCCGCATTTCAGTATTGAATGGTACGCAGAGGGCGGCATTCTTACTAAGCCAACGATGTTTGGTATGAACGGGTCACGCCCAATGGTAGGCGGAGAAGCGGGGCCAGAAGCAATTCTTCCAATCGACAACATCAAAGGCTACATGGTTGACGCAATGAATGAGTCTAACCATGAGAGCGCGATTGTTGCTGAGATTAGGAACATGCGAGATGACCTTAAGAACATGAAGCTTTACATGGATGCAAGACTTGTTGGTGGTGTCGTATCTCCATACGTTGATGCCAACTTGGGTGCTTACAAGGTGGTGGCTAGCCGATGAATCTCGAGATATATGTAGATGGCACACCGCTTTGTGAGACGTTCAATATGATCATGACAGACTACGTTGATACACCTCCTGCGCCCAAGACTATGCAAGTCACGATTCCTGGAGCTGATGGTGTTCTAGACCTCTCCGAGTGGTTCGCTCACCGTCCGCTTTTTGGTAAGCGCACAATCGAGTTTACTTGCTATCCAAACACGGCTCTTGACTGGGCTGAGATTGAGCAGTCTCTTACTAAGCTGCGCAACTTCTTGCATGGCAGAGCGTATGACTTCAAGTTGTCCTGGGATGAAGGCTACACCTACCACGGACGCTTTGAAGTTGACACTCAGAAGATGTTCATGCAAGGTGTTGCGTTCAAAGTAAAGGTTGCTTGTGAGCCTTACAAGAGCAAGGGTATTGTCGAGTATTTGCTTAATGGTGAGCTTGGCAAGTCTTACGTTGTTGACGGTCCTGCACATGACGCTCTAGCGGTTATTACAACCCAGTCGAACGCAATCGTAAACATCAATGGTACAAGCTTCTTCCTAAGTCCTGGCGTATGGTCGAGCGATGCCGCACGACTTCACAATGGCAAGAACACAATCACCGTTAACACCACGCCTGACTACGGCACAGCCTTGTGGCGTGATTACGCGGGTGATAAGTGGAATCGATTTGACAGGCTCACGCTCAGTTACCTTGCCAGAGCAGGACAGAACAGGCTTAAGAGCCTTAAATGGCAAGCTTACGCAGGCAAGACGTGGGAGAGCGTTCGCGGCGCATGGCAGAACAACATGTATGTTGGCGATAACGAGAATCATCCAGGCAATGATGTATCACTCAAGTTCGAGTGGAAGGACATTTAATGAGTACTAAAACAGCAAGGCTTGGACTTACTAAGCCAGATGTGACAGATGATGTTACACAGACTATTAAGGACTTGGCCAAGAACTTCGACCTTCTGGACGCAATGTTTCCAGTAGGCGCAATCTATCAAAGCACCAAGCCAACCGACCCATCAACGTTTCTCGGTGGTACATGGCAGGCGTTGAACGGTGTATTTCTCCTGGCTCAGTCGCAGAAGTTCCCAGCAGGCTCAGCGGGCGGCGAGGATACTCACACGCTAACCATCAACGAGATGCCAAGCCACAGCCATGACACTAGCATGCACTATGGCACGGACAACGGTGGTGGAAGCCAGTGGACTGCTCGCTCGGCTGATACGTACACCAATTATCGCTTCCAGGTTGATGCGGTAGGCGGCGGCCAACCTCACAACAACATGCCACCATACAGGGCTGTTTACATGTGGGAGAGGGTGGCTTAAATGTACATCTTGAAGTATGCAGGTAGTGTGCTTCATGACCCACGTACAGACGTTCAAATCTCAGCTGGTATCTTAAAGGAAGAGTCGGGGCAATCTCCGACTCTTTCTCTTACTATCCAGCCGACGCACCCGCTCTGGGATAGCTTCACTCGTGACACGGTGATGCTTCCAAACAGAGAGGTTGAGCTGGTCGAGTTTGAGACTGGCATTGTACTCTTCCGTGGTCGTGTTAGAGCAATCTCTATGGAGTTTGATGGTAGCAAGAAGCTAACCTGCGAGGGTGCGATGGCATACCTCAATGACACTACCGTCAGACCTTACAAGACCTATGACACTGATGAGATAGAGTGTGACATCAACGCTCCCGCTGAAGCTAACAAGCTTTTTGAATGGTTTATTGAGCAGCATAACGCACACGTCATGAACGCGTGCGAGAAGTTCATAATTGGCGTTAATGCTGGTGTGAATTTTGGCAAGCTGCAACGCGGTACAGGCACTAGACCAGTAACACTCAAAGAGATGCGTGACAAGCTTGAGAAAGCTTGCGGCGGTTGGTTGCGTGTGAGGTATGACGCAACAGGGTCCATTATCGACTGGCTGCCAGATACAGGCGCAGCAGAAGTTACTCAGAGAGTAGAGCTGGGCAGCAACCTTCTTGACCTTGACACACAGGTTGACGGTAAAGACATCTATACCGCAATTGTTCCAGTCGGTAAGACTGGCAAAGGCGAAGACGAGCACAAAGTCAACGTATCAGCTGAGACGGCTTACGTTCCCTTTGGCTTTGCAATCCAAGGTGATGCAGTTGTTGATATGACAGCTGTTGAGAAGTATGGGCTCATCGAGAAGACGATGTCCTACGACTTGGATACTCCTCAAGCGTTAGCTGACAAAGCAGTGACTGACCTCGCAGCTGGTAAGTTAGATGATTCTATTGAGGTATCAGCGTTCGACTTGCACAATCTCAATGAGCAGACGTTGCCTATCGACTTCTTAGACCGTGTGTTCGTCAAGAGTGAGCCGCATGGCATTGAGCGTTACATGATCTGTTCAGGCCGCACCATTAACCTCACTAACCCAACCGCAACTCAGTACAAGCTTGGCGCAATCACTGCAACATTGACAAAGGGAGCCACGAGCTCACAAGAGTCTGCGCAGGAAAGCATTGCAAAGCGTGTTACTTCTCTCTCTAACGCAACAAGAAACATTGCAAAAGACGCAGCGACAACAACTATCAAAGTTGCAGCAGTCGAGGAGACGGCGGCAGCGGTTGAGAAGAAGGCCGATGCAGCAACAGAGAAGATTGCTGACGTTGCAACCACGGCAACAGCAGCGGCTGAGAAGGTTGAGACTGTCGCGGCTAAGGCTGAGCGTGCGGCAGAGGAAGTGAGCAACGTGGCCACAGACGCAAAGAACGCAACAACAGCAGCGAGGGAAGCGAAAACTATAGCCACAAAGGCGCAGAG